TGCAATATCTTTAAAAGTAACACAGTTAAGAATCCTAGAAGAAGCTCCAAAATTTGTTGAATTGGCTTTAATGATAATAATAAACCAATTGGTAAAACAGCTTTCAGTATCTTACCTAAAACTCCAGCTACAGGAGAACCACCACCAGCTTTTCCTCCTCCTCCACCCGTAGCTTTTCCCCCAACGTCTAACTTAAACTTTTTTTCAAGCACCTCATCTAGTTGTTTCTTTAATCCTTTAAGATCAGCTATCAGTTTTAATTTAAGTTCAGCCATTTTATTTTCTCAATTTTGGATGTTCAGCCATTCCCATACCTTTTAAGACAGACAAATAAATAAGCTTGTCTTCAAACGAAATCTTATCAATTTCATCAGGAGTCCAACCGAACTTTGTACTTAATGAAACTTTTTGCATTGAATCTATTAAATCACCTTTGTATTTTTCCCAAGGGTTTCCTCGCTTAAGGAGTATTTCAACTATACTGTCTTTTCCTTCGGCGCAGAGCTTTCCTGCCTCAACGAGGACATTAAAAAATCTATTCTTTCTCTTACTTTCTTGTAATAAAAATCACTTATCTTCGCTTGTTCACCAGTCTCCAGATCACCATACTCTTCCTCAGTTAAATCTGTGTACATGATGACCATATTATCTACATGATCCATATATTTGTTTAACTCAACTAGTTGTCCACCTCCTGGTTTTTGGGTGTTGAGCAATAACTTTAACCCTTTTTTAGTATCCCTTCCTTTTGGTGCACGTAACTTTATTTTTCTATCTCCTTTGTCTGTCTTAACAGATATTTCCATTATTCCACCTCACTTAATTAGGAAAACGCGGTATTTGCGATATCGTCTACAGTGAAACACTCTTTAAGCGTGCCGACTCCAGAGATGTCGATGAAAGTAAGCCCACCTACGCTTGCAGTTTCGTTCCACTCAGGCGAGATTACATTCTCAATGGTAATCTTTAGTTCTCTCCTTCCTGATCCAAGTGTCACTCCGTTGCTTGCATTTATTATAAACTCCCATCCTCCTGGATCTGCTGTCTCAGCTATGTCACTACCACTAGCTCCAGCTAAAAACAAGTCATGAAATGTCTTGTCTGTAAACCCTAAGTTTGCTGTAAACGCAAACTTAATGTCAGTCGCATGACCTTGCTGGTAGATGTTAGAAAGCATTCCACCGCTTCTTGTAATTGTCTTAGTAATAGTTATGCTCGCGCTTTGCACTTCAGTAGCTGTAGAACCGTTTAGCTTTACATCTATTAAAGCGTGCGGAAATACAGGCAAAGTACTTAATACAGCAGCTGCCGCTACACTACCTGAAGCAGGATATTTTCCTTTCCAATCTACCGACATCTTTAAGTTCTGGTTTAGAGCTACGCTTATTTCTGCTCTCTCTACCATACATCCGCTTGTTGTCATAACTGTATCTGTTGCTGCGTTATTCCCGTTTTTGATAGTAGCTGATACTGTGTTGTTTAAGATAGAAAAGTCATGTCTCCAATCTGCGCTTGTGTTTGCGTGAGCTACGTCACCCATGATATACTCGAACATTCTCCCATGCTGAAAATCACCTGAGAGTGTAACACCAGGGTCTACAATTCCTGAAGTAACCTTTTGAGTAGCTAGTTCACTTATTCCTTGGCTTTCCACTACTTCTCTAGTTATCGGGTTAGTCACATCTGAAATAATAAGACCGCAATCTTTAGTAGTGGCTGTTCCAGCAGTTCCCCCTGGGCCGCCCCATGTGCCTACTCCTGATGTTCCAACTATTTCTCTTCCCATTAATACAAATTTAAGCTGATGAGGATAAGTCAATTTTCATCCCTCCGTTTTATTTTTCTGCCTTTTGCTAGTGTTCTACCAGCTATGGCCAGGTCTTTTTTATCAAATTTCCCGTCTTTATTCAAATCTCCTTCTACTTTAACTGGTTCGATATACTTTCCTACTGGAATAAACCCGTTGTTTTTAATTAAAAAATCTGCTATCTCTTTAGAGACCTCTACAGGTTCTGTTCCGAAACTTAATTTAAATGAAGGATTAGTATTATGGCTTACTACGATTCCCCCGTGTGGAGCTTTTATTTTCATTGTATCACCTTGGTATGTTGTATCTAATTAATTGAGTGGGAATGATTACTCGAAACAAGTGATGTGTCTTGTCGGAAAGGTCTGTAGCTACTCCGTCAAACTCAAGGATGTCATAATCTGCGCTTGGACTTACCTTGCTCTGATGATAGATTCTCTTTACTTCTTCATACACATCAAAAAAGTGCTGTTCCCTATGTGCACCGATTATCCTAATGTCTGTGTTGAAAGTATCTGTTTCATGCTTATTAGCTTCTCCTACTCCTGCTGGCACAATAGTCTGTAAACTTCTCTGGATAAATATAACATCGTCTCCTTGATTGAAATCATATCTTTTTACATCAGTAATTTTCTTAAAGATGGGGATTTTATTGCTTGTATTTACGGGATTCCAATTAGTAGAAAGAACTGTAATTGCCGTCGCTAATGGATCCACTCCTGTAGTCATTCTTACTCACATACTTTATAGGGAAGGAAAAGGGGATTAACCCCCCCTATACAAAAATGGTTGTACAAAATCGCAAAGTATTAATTATTTACTTTATTTATATCAGTATCTAAACTACTATGATTTCAGTTCGATTATGAAGAACTTTATTGATTCTTGCGTTCATTCTTCCTATTCTATCATTGTAAGAAAGTCTAGTTGGATCGCCTGTTTCATTCAACATATTAGACCTATCATCTGCTTCTATGAACTGAATCGCGGCCAGCATAGCAGTTGCTTGCTGGATGTCCTTTGGAACAGCGGTTTCACCGTATCGATAAGTTAGTCTTATTGCGTTTTCTCGCCAAAAAGGATGCCACTTCCTTACGTATAGAACCCCGCGTTCACTATCAAGCCAGTAGTCTTCTGCTCTTCCTTCTGTCTTATCTGCTACCCAATCTATATACTCTTTTCCGTTCCAGATTTCTATCTTATCCCCTGAATCTGTGTCGAAAGTCTTGATTCTTCTATGCCTTAGATAAACAGGGAGTCCATCTGTGTAGTGGTAGCGATAGTAGTGATTCACTCTTGGAAAAGAATAGAATTCATTCGTTACTATCTTGTTTCTCCAAGCGTGCTGAGTCCTATGGTCTACTGTATCCTGTGCTTCAGCAATTGCTTCAGCTACATCATCATCAGTAGGCAAAGTAGAACCAGCGAATAAGAAATCTACCTGAAGGATTCTCTTAACATCTGCGGACCCTGCATATAATGACATTTTTTCACCTAAATTAAAGGAACTAAGGCAAAAGCCTTAGACTTCCATGTGTATAAAATATACTGAGCCGTTGTTTGTATACTGAACTATCTGGTCTCCGCTTTTAAAAGCAAATCCAGCTAATGATGCAGTTATAGCAGCTGTTCCAGCACTTCCTGTATTGATGGGAAAAGGCCCACGAATAGAGGCTGAAACCATTTAACCCCGCCCCCATGCGAACCATTGCCCAGATTCTCCATTCAATGTAACAATCGTTACAGCACTTCCACTTACTGGAAAAGTCTCGTTAACTGCTGCAGCAGTTGCACCAGCAGAAGCACTTCCAGCTTGAAGCATCAATCCATCGCAAACTTTTAGTCCTGTATCAATATCCCCTCCTGTGCCTCCAGCGGTACTGGTATAAGTTCCATAAGTTTGGTTAGTGTCACCTGCAACATTCTTTACTTTTCTTGTCATTACATCTGTAAATGTCATATTATCCTCCTCCTACATATTCTGTAAGTAATTTAGATTCTGATCTTGTAATCTTTCTGTCTAGTTTATATCCTTGTTCTAAGTGATCCACCAGATTCTTCTTGTTAATATACAAGTCTGAAATCTTCTTGACGCTTTTAGCAAGCAATCCTAATGCCTTCAATTCGTCCTTAAAGATTTCTTCGTCTGGTTTAGGTGGAGGTGCTACTTTGGTAAAAAGTTTTACTTCCTTAAACCTCTTGTTGCCTTTAAAAAAATCAATGTCGTCACTGTTGTCTACCTTAAAAGGAATCCCAATGTTAATAACATAAAGAAATCCACTGGGGCCTTTGTAAGAAGCGAGTCTCGCTGCTTGTGTTAAAAATAAAAATTTAGCCATTTTTCACCTATATGGCTAGTTTAACAATAGCCCACCAGTCACCTACTTCAACGCCAGTATCAATAAGTGTTAGTCCTATTGATCCAGCTTTTACAGTAGATTTACCATCAACATTTGATTTATTCAGTGGTATTGTAGCACTTCCTCCTGTAGGTGCACCAACCCATGAAGTAACACCTATTCCATGAGCTATAATTGCACTTCCGCCTGTAATAATATCTGCTGTTCCAGCACTTGCACTGTATGTTCCAGAAACTAAACCGATATTACCTCTGACAATTGAACTTTCACCAGTGGCGCCCGTTGTTGTGTTTGAAAATCCCATTCTTCACCTCACTTCAAATCCCTTATTGACCCTTGGGCCGCCAGGAATGTGCAGATTAATTCTCCTGCTGTAAAATACATTCCTTGAGTTCCTAGCCTGTTGATTGCAAAAGGATCTGGGTTCGTTGCACTCATTCCACTCTCGAAATACAATGTCGGATACAGTAAGGCAATGAATAACCTAGGTACGCCTGTTTCCTCGTTAGTTGTCGTGTCAAGCAAGTAAATCCTGCTGATTGTATCTGCCGCAACAGCTTGTGATGCAAACAAAGGAACACCATATACTAAAGCTACTCGCATTCCAACAGCATGACCTTCATCAGTTTCTACTCCGTTAAGTCCGATTCTTACCAGTTCGTCTCTCTTCAAGACTCCAGGATACCTTATTTGATTTTCATATAATCCGAAAATTCTCCACTTAGTATCATTTCCTGTAAGAATTACATTAGTTCTAGCTCCTGCATTCTCAAGCAAGGAAAGCGTGTCTCGAATTAAGTCGTCTGATACAAATCGATCTGTTCCTGAGTTATGGTCGACTACTGCATCTGCCCAAGAATTTGAGCTTCTATCGATTCCGTAAATGTCCTCATCTCCAGTTGTCCAGCCAATTGCCGCTTGATAAGCAGTACTTGCTGTTACTCTATCAATAGATTCGAAGTTACTTCCTGCTAGAGTATCTCCATTTACGCAAAGTTGCTCGTTGATTCTCTTAGCGTGTAGTGTTGCAAAGTATCCTCGTAGAAATTCCATGTCACCAATTGAGTCGTCTCCTTTCTTTACTCTTCCTTCGTGGATGTAAGACACATCAAAAGTATGCACCACTTGTTTTGGAAAAGCTTCGATCTCTGCGAAAGTTGGCTTGATAGTCTCTGGGATAGTTGCGTTCTCTGATACTCCACCACCTGCTGTACTTCCTGCGTCAGCTGTGATTGCTCTCCATCCTGAGTGATCCCAAGGCCTCTTAGGAACTAATGCGAATACATTGGCTTCGTTATTCAGTTGACTGAAAGCGAAAGCTCCGAAAACTGTGTTATGTACTCCAGTAGTAGATGTGATTACTGGTTGATTTATCTTCGCAACCATGTGTGGCCCATAGTATTTCTCAAGAAGTTGTCCGATTGTTACTAGTCTTTCTACCATTTTAAACAGCCTCTTTTTGGAAATCTGCCCATGCCTTATTTACTTCCATGTAATTAAGTCTCTGCTTTCCAGAAGCTAAGTCCATAGAAAGCTTGGCAAAGTCCTTATTTTTCTTTATTTCCTTTACATCTCCTGCGAAAGGAAGTGGTGTACTTGCTTTAGCGACTGCTCTATTTTCAATTTTGCCTAGTCTCTTTAGCACTTCACTCTTAAAAGCGTCTTTTTCATTGGATTCTTCAGGAGAGGGTGCCTCTGGAGCAGGTGCGTCTGTTTCACCTTCAATATCACTTGCAGCCTCTTCTTTTTTAGTCTCATCCTCTTCTTCTTTCTTTTCCTCTGGCTTTTTCTCTTCTTCGTTCTGTTTTTTCTTATCTTCTTCCTCTGGCTTCTCTTCCTCCTCTTCCTTAGGAGGAACGTCTTGCTTTTTCATAGCTTCGAAATCTGCTTTAAGACCTTTAACGGTCTCAGTTAGGTCAGAAATCGCCTTAATTATGTCTTTTGACATTTTATCACCTTCCTTGGTTGTATTTTCTATATTAGACTCCTTATTTATATCAGTTTCTTTATACCATCCTTTATTTATCGCTGTATTACATACTGCAAACGCTGCTTGCTCTTTAGTTTGACTTGGATTATCTGGCTTAAAGTTTGGATCATTTACTAATTCAGATACACAAGAATCTAACGCTTCAGGTTTTTTTACCTGAGACTTAGCTACAACTGAGTAAGCCTCGGTAAGCGCCATCGGATTACATGGATCGCTTACACTAGCTGTTTCAAATTGCTGGAATCCTTCTAACACTTTCACTTGCTCTCCTGTTACTTCGTCTTTTCCAAGAGAAACATGGGTGTTAAATCCTCCAACAGATGCGCCGACCCTTTCACCGCTTTGGATCTCTTCCCATATCTTATCATCTAGTTGATTATGGTCATATGTCTTGTCTAAGTGAAGGACTCCTTTTGATTTAGTCTCTGGATGCTCTAGCACTTTGTAAGCTAAAGTCCTGCCAATAATTCGATTAGTATGCCCGTCTGAAATAGGCCCTCCTCTTTCAAGTAAAGTATCCTGTTGGTTTGCGATGTCGTCAATAGGAATAAGTTCTCCTGCGTTGTCTTTCATCTCAACACTGGCCCAAGTTACTGAAATCCGTTCTTCTGCGTTCTCTACTGCTTTCTTGATTTTTTCTAAGTTGTCTGTACTCTCGAAAAGCTTGAGGATTTCTTCTGTTGAAATTGATCCTTTCTTTTTTGTGCAAAATAATACTTTCATAGTTACACCCCGAAGTTAAATTCTGCTTTAGCTTGTTCTACTGCTGGTTGGATATACGGACTAGGTAACATTCCTCTTTGTTTTATTGCCATAGCAATAGCATAAGAAATACTTTTAATTTCACTTTCTTTAGAAATACACTTTCTTTAGAAATACCCAGTTTTCGCCTTACCCATTTGTGTAGTACATTAGGTGGAGGCATCGTACCAGGATGACGGCCAAACTCAATAATGTCAGCGTATGGCGCAGCATAAACAATTTCCTTATTTAAAAACTTTCGATTTACATTCCCTGACTTAAGCAAGTTTCCTGTGTCTATTTTTTGGTCATCTATCAGTTTTTGCTGAGATAATAAAAAAACTCTGTCAATGAAATCATCCATAAATTTATTTACTTCATTCAAAGCTATCTCAGCTGAATCTACCATAAACTATCAATTAGAACCTTTATTTATATCAGTTTCTTAAATAGCGGTAAGGATATTCCTTAATCTGTCGTGATTAAGCTTTCCAGTAATCAAATGTCTCACTTCTCGATTAGCATGAACATGAGCAATGTAATCGAAATCTCTCATTATGTTATGCTGTAAGATACTTGAAGAATACTCGAACATTACTATTCCTCTGTTTAAAATTTTTGAATTCATATCTATCACTCTCTGGTGCCTAAATCTTACTGGCGACCTAACAAAATACTGTAGTTCTTTATGTGCTGGAATCTGCGGGCCTTTGATTCTTCTTCCGCTTCCACCAGTCGTCGGCCCAGTTCCACCCATTCCTTTTGTTATAATAAGATGGTCTGGCCCGAGACCCTTTGTAATCAA